TTTTGGACCTGCGCGGCCAAGTCCGGCTTGGTCATCGTGGTCCACAACCGATCAAGGCTCGGGATCGTCCCGACGTGGCCGACCAGCGGCAAATCGAGTTGCGTGTCCGCGTAGGACGGCCCGGTCGGGGTGCTACCCTGCGCCTTCATGAACTGCTGCGCCCGCGAGGACATCAACTGTTGCTGGCCGACCATCGCGGCCAGCTTTTTCAGGGCGTCGGTGTCCTCAGGCGCGATCTTCGACGCCGGGTTGCCGGTGGCGCCTGACGCCAGCTGCTGCGGCGTCAGCGCAGTGACCCCGTAGACCGATTTCGCCTGCGCCGCCGGGATCGCCGCGCCTGCGGCGTCCACCCAAACGACCGGTGTTCCGTCCTTGGCGATACCCGATTGTCCATTTACCGGCATGGCCCGATCCTCACCACGTCACATCGCCAGCGCCATAAGACTTCGGCCCCTTGCCTGCGCCAGCGCGCGGGGGCGCCCGGTGCGCCGCCGTCGCCGCCGCCTGCGCGTCCCTCAGCTGGCCAGCAGCGGAAATGTAAGCCGGGTTTGGAACCCAACTTCCGTCTGGAGCCTGCATCAGCATGCCGGGCTTTTGCGGGACGGGCGCCTGATCTTCCTGATAGGCCCCGGTGTGTTCCTCCATCGCACCGACCCCGCCTTGGCGGGTGATCACCGGCGTGTACTTCGGCGTGTACATGCCCATCAGCTTCAGCAGCTGGTCAGGGTCGGCGCCCGCGCCCGCCGTGTCCGCGTAGGCTTGCGGATCGATGCCGCCGCCAGCGTGCGCCTTGGCGATGGCCGCCGTCTGCATCTGCGCGATGATCCGCGCCAGCTGGAGTTGGTTCTGTTTCTGGACAAGCTCCTGGCGCTTGAACAGGTAGTCTTGCGCCCCGTTCGTGTCGCCCTTCAGCATCGCGCCGAGCGCCATTAACCGGTCTTGGAACGTGTTGCCCTGCGGATCGACGCTCATCAGCTTTTGCAGGAACCCTTGCGGCGCCGCATTTCCGCCCGGCGAGGGTCCACCGGCCGCGCCAGCATCCGGCGCAGGGTTCGCGCCGAGCAGCCCGGCGGGGGGCGCCTGCGGTCCTTGCGCGGCGTCTTCGGCCATCGGGCTCGGCAGTTGGGGCGGCCCACCTGGCGGGAGTTGGACGGGCGCGGGCGCGGGCGCAGCCCCGGCGCCGTCGTAATATTGCGCGGGCGTGTAGCCTGCGGGCGCGATCAGCTTGGACAGGTCAAGGTCGTCAAGAAAGGCCATATCATCCGCCTCCTAGCGGGCCGCCGGACCCGCCGAAGCTGTTGCCGGTGATCATGTTCTGCATGAACGAACTGATCGGGTTCGCGATAGTCGCGCCGAGCGATAAGCCGCCAGTCATCGGCGCGGCGGCGAGCGCGGCGATCTGCGCGGCGGTCCCGAGCGCGCCGAGGACGCCCGGACTGCTGGTTTCCGTCGTTTGGGATTTCGACGCGGACGTTCCGGTCCCCGATGACGTAGAGCCGACGTACATGCTCGGGTTCAGTCCGGAGAGCAGGCTTTCCAGCTGCGCTTGATAGGCGAGCGGATACTGCTTGATGACGTTCTGCATGTTCGTCATCTGCGAGCCGACTTCATCCTGCAAGCTGATGTTCGCCCGGTTGCTTGTGTCCTGCGCGGTTCCCAAGCCGGTCAGCAGCCCCGCCTTCTGGAGCGCCGCCGTGAGGTTGTCCTGCTGCGCCTGCAAAGCCGCCTGTTGGTTCGACTGCTGCGCCGTCAGGCTCCGGCCCGCCGTGTTCTCCTGCGCCTGCTGGTTGGCCAGCAGGGCGGCTTGGCGGCGGTTCGCGTCGTCCGCCGACTGCGACGCGGCGGTCGTGTACATCGTGTTGAGCAGGCCGCTCTCAGTCGTCGCCCGGCCCCGCGCGAGGTCGGAAGTCGTCTGCGCTTCCTGAATGCCGTAGCGCGATCCGCCGAACGCCTGACCCGCGGCCGCCTTCGCCGCCTGCGCCGCCTGCGTCACCCCGGACTGATAGTCGTAATCGTTCAGGACCGGGTTCAGCACCTGACTTTCAAAAGGATTGTAGTAGTCGCTCAGGTTGGTCAGCAGGCTTTGACCGGTGACCGGATCAATGGCGCCGCCGTTGTTGATCGTGCTCGAACTGACGTTGGGCAGGCTGTTCAGCGTGTCGCCTGCCTGCCCGAAATAGCTGGACGTTCCGAGGTTGCCAGCGGCCAGGGCGGCTTGTGACTGGAGGTCGGAAATCCCCGGAAGGTAGGACGCCGGACCGCCCGCCTGAAGCGAACTGATCTGGCTGGCGAGCGCCTGCGTCGGGTTGCTGATCCACGTCGGGACCTGCGGCGTTTGGGTCGCCGTGTTGGTGGTGTTCTGCGTGCTGTTGGTGTTGGTGGTTTTCTTGCTGGACATCAGAGCGTCTTGCGCAAGGTGACGCTGAACAGGGTCCAGCCTTCAGGCGCGAGCAGCCGCTTCCACGCCTCGCGCCCCTCGATCAGGGCTTCGGTGCAGCCCATCATCCGGGCGATGCTCTCGATACCCGGCGCCATGCGCAAAAGCTCGTTCACGTCGCCGGTCGCCCACAGCACCTGAAACACCTTGGCGCCGCCGGGATAGACCTCGATCTGGCCGACCATGGCAGCGCTGGCGCCAGGGAAGAAAAACGCCCGGCGGCTCGCGACCCGGCTTTCAAGCTCCTCAATCGTCCAGAACTCGTTATCGGTCATCGCTTCGGCGAAGCCGTCGCGGAACCGCGCCCACTGCGAGAGCAGCGGATCGACCGTCGTGCTCAGGTCGATCAGGTCATTGTCGGGCGCTTCAAAGGTCTGATCACCGTCCATGTCTACAGCGCCGGTGAACGCGTTCGTTTCAGGTTTCAACGGCCCCCGATAGGCGACACGTCGAACTCAGGCTTGCCGCCCCGCGCGAAGGCCGGCGAGGACGAAAAGTCGAACCGGACCCGCGCGATACGTCCAGACGCCCGGAACGACCGCTTTTCCAAACCAGGCGCCAAGGTCCACGGCCCGTGGGTCCGGATCGTCACTGCCTGCGGGTGCTCGCGCAGATACAGGGTCATCGTCAGGGCGCCTTGCTGGTTTTTGAAGTCCGGCCAAAGCCCGTTGATCATCACCCCGCCTTCAGCCTCTTGCAGATAGAAATCGGTGCTTTCGATGAACCCGGTGATTGGGGCGCCGTCAGCCGAATTGCCCTTTTCGTGCAGATAGACATCGCCCTGCGGATCAATCCCGATGGGGTTCGACTGCGGCCCGGCGTCGATCCAGGCGGTGCGGCTGAGCAGGTCGCGGTTCCACCCATCCGGCCCGATGCACAGCTGACGCGAGCACTCGAACCCGTCGCGGCTGTCCGGATAGAACCACCCGAGTTCCTGAAAGGTCGAAACCGCGCTGGCGATGATCTTGTCCGATTGGCCCGGCGTGACGCTGTTCACCATCATCGACCGGATCGGGCAAACCACCTGCGACGGGACGCCGCCGAGGCTGTACGTCCAGAAGGTCAGGTCTTCGGCGATCCACATCGCGTTGAGGTTCTTCACCAGGGGCGAGCCCGGTGAAATCGACCCGCAATTGCTCCCGATGTGGTCGAACTTCCACGTCTGGCCAGGATCGCCGACGAAGGTCCCGAGATAGAGGCCGACCGAAGTCCAAACCAGCAGGTAGTCGCCCATCACGCGCGCGGTGACGATCCGCCCGAAGCTTTCGAGGATGTATTCCCCGGCGTTGTTCGACGGCAGGGTGCTCCAGTCGGTGTTGTCCTCGATGTCGGACCAGCGGATGCACAGCGGGTTGAACGTCCCGCTGACTTCCTCATTGCAGCCGAAGGCGATGCACTGACGCTGCGGCGCGACCAGCATATACGTGACCTGCGTCGGGGCGTTCGGGACCAGGGCCGCCACGTCGCTGCTCACGCCGTCCCATTGGTAAATCCCGCGCCCGCGCGGGTTGGCCATCAGCTGGTCGCCCCAGGTCGCGAGGCTCCACGTCAGCGGATAGTATTCGGTCGCGCTTTCGGTCCCATAGGTCCCGACCCCGTATTCCCCGGTCCCGTAGCCGCGTCCGCCGGTCCCGTCGATCTGGCCATCGGTCCAGGGGGTCGGGGTGATGTCGTACAGCAGGTTGTCGCGCCAGACCTGAAGCCCGTTGTGCAGCCCGAAGGCGACAGCCAGGATGTCGCTGAAGTCCGTCCAGGCGAGCGTCGAACGACAGACGCCCTTCAGGGCTTGCAGGGTCAGGCGCTCCCATCCGCCCTTCGTCTGCCAGGACCCGTTGTAGAACCGGATCAGCGACCCGTTCAGCCAGCGGCCCGGCGCCGCGAACACCGTGTCGTCGCTGGTCAAGCCGCCAGGCGGGGTGAAAGGCGTGTTGGTCACACGTACTGCGCCCCCGTCGCCACCGTGCCAGCCACCGAACCAGGGAAGAAATTCGCGCCGCCTACGTTCGTCATAATCACCGAGTTGGCGCTAGCAGCGTAGCGCGTGCCCGTCGCGGCCCCGGTAAACGTAGACGCCGAGCAGATCAAATTAGCCAGCCAGTCGATCAGAGCAAACGTGCTGAATGTCGGATTTCCCGTAACGGTTATTGTCCGACTTGTGCAGGTCACCAACGAACTGCCAGAATTGACTTGGAAATGGTACGCAGCGTTTCCGTTGATCGTATAATTGCCGGTACATTGAGCCACGCCACCCGATGTAACAGCAATGTGCGAGAGCCCAGGCCCAAAAATGCAGGTCCCGTAATTAACAATGGCCCTTGTGGTTATGTAGATCAGGAAATTGCTGTTGTACGTTCCTTGGAACGAAACGCCCTGTATAGCGACCATCGCACAATTCAGGGCAGTCATCGTCGCGGCTGACGTTGTGTTATTGAGCACAACGTTAGCTGGCGTCGTCATATTGCCTTGAATAGTAAGCTGCCCAGGCCCGGCCAGTCCCGTTACCGGCCCATTTAATGTAAACGTCCCCGGATAGCTCCCGTCAGCAAGTTGAATAAGCACCCCGAAATAATTGAGGTTCTTTTTGTAAACCCAGCTAAGCGCCTGCTGAATAGTTTTGAGCGGAGAAGCCGCCGTCAGACCGCTATTGTTGACATCATCTCCAGTCGCCGCATTGACGTAGTACGTCCGGGCAGTTTGCAGCGTCTCCATGCCGTTGACTTCAGCACGCCAAACCTGCGCCGCGCCGTCGTACTGAACCCAAATGCCTTGGCCAATACCCAGCGTCCAAGACCAGCCATTGAACGAGAAGAACCGATTAGCGACCGCCGAGCCCTGCGCCCCGGCGTAAAGCTGCACTGGATAAGCCGAGACGTTGAGCAGGAACAGCCGCCGCCCGTCGAACCCGCCCGCTATGCCGGTGATCACGTAGCCGCCAACAGGCGGGTTGAACCGGACAATCGTCGTCCCCGCGCCGGGATCGAAATCGTTGTACGAACCCGTCGCCATGGCGGGCGAATAAACGCCGGTCAGCGCCCACGTCTGGCTTGCCGTGAGGCCGCCCGCGACGCTCGCGCCGCCCTTCAGCGTCGCCGCGCCGTCAATGGTCAGCGGCCCGTTGATTTCAGGGGTCCACAACGCGACCGCGCCGTCCGTGCTCAGCACCTGTCCGGCATGGCCGACGACCGAAGGCATATTGATCACGGCGCCCGCGATCTGCGCGTCCGTGTAAGCCTTCTGCGCCGCGTCGCCGGTGTTCACGTAGGCGCGGATCGTCTGGCCGCCGATCAGCACCGGATAGATTGTCGTTCCGTCCGTGAAGATCGGCCCGGCGTCGCCCATGTTCATGCTGAAGTTCACGCCGCCGCCCGCCTGTAGCGAGAGGCCGGACGCCGAAGCGTTGCGCACGAAATAGCTTTTCGAGACGCCGGGCAGGACCAGGGAGCCGCCCGATCCGCCGGTGACGTTCAGGAAGGCCATGCGGGCTTCGTCGGTGGCGCCGTTGTTCACCGACAGCGCGTGCACGCCCGCCGCCGTCCAGCTGAACATCCCGTTGACGCTATCGTCCACCAGCTGGAAGACGCCCTGATTAAGGATCACGCCCCAGGTGTTGTTGTTTTCCCCGGTCGCCTGAAGGGTGAACCGGGCGGACGCGGTATAGCTGGACGGCATTATTGCTTACGCTTGTTTCCTAGAACCCGGTCGGCTTTGGCGTTGATCTTGGCCGCCGAGGACGGCGACAGGTTCCCGGCTTTGACCTGCTGCGTCGCCCGCGCCTTCGCATTGGCGGCGTGCGCCTTGTCGGGCATCGGATACTTGCGCGAGCCCGGAAGCCCGAAGCTGGATTTCGCCAGTTTGTTGCGGCTGCTCGCCTTCAGCTTTGCCATGATGTCATTTCTTCCCGGTCGGGCGCTTCAGGTTGGCCAGGAAGCCGGGCATTTGCGGCATGCCGGGCAGGCTCGCGCCGGGTATCCGGCCCTTTGTGGCCGGCGACCTGGCGGACTTCGGTTTTGGCGGTTTCGGCAGTTTTGGCTTGGCCATCAGACGGGTCCTCCTGGCGTGATCTTCACCCACGCGCCGTTGACTGAGAGCCCGAGCCCGCCCTGATCGCTGACGTAGACAAGGCAGTTCGGGTAATCGCTCGCGGGCGGGAGGTTGGCCTTCGTGCTCGCCCAAACCGGCATCGGCTGGCGCAGCGCCATCGGCGCGAAATATTCGAGCATCTTCAGGACCATCCGCTGCGCCCACATCGGGGCGCCGGGTTCGACCAGGGCGGTTGTGGCGGACGGGCGGATCACCATGCCGGGGTCATCCTGTCCGTGGACATCCGCCGGTTCGACTGACTGCGCAGGGTCGAATACGCCTCGTCTTCCTGATTGGTGGCGTTGACGATCCGCGCGTCCTGCGACGTGGCCGACAGGTAGTCGCGATAAAGCCGCAGCTTGACCCGCGCCACGATCAGATCGGCGCCTTCGTTGGTCCAGCGGTTGAACGTCGTGTCGTCGGTGAAATCGAGCGGCGGCTGAACTTGGATCACCTGTTCCATCAGGAGCGGGTAAGCCTGATTGGGGGTCGGGTAGAGGATCAGCTGATCGTTGTACGCCGCCCAATCGGTCGGCTGGCCGATCTGCGGCGTGGAGTACGCCGCCATGATCCAATCCAGCTGGCGTTCGGTCATCTTGTAGCGGACGCCGCCGATCACCGCCCGGATCACGTCGATGCGCAGCACGGTTGGGTCAACGGCCACGTACTGCGAGCCCGGAACGCACGGGGTCGTGCTCAGGCTCTCATTGAACCACCAGCGTTCCCACTCGTAATGATTGATGGCCTTCTGGATCGCCGTCGTCAGCGCGTTCGACAGGTCGTCCGCGAGGTCGTCGCGGATCGTTTCGTCGATCACCCGTTGCTTCAGGTCCCCAAGGGTGTCCGGCATGCCTGCACGCGCCGCCCCCTAGCCAGGACCGGGCAGGTAATCCAGCCAGACGGTGGCGACGCCCTGCGTGGGCGCCGCGCCGGTGCTGGCCAGGGTCGCGTAAATCGGCGTATCGACGCCGAGCGGCCCCATGACGGCGGCGGGAACCGCCGTGTCGGTTCGAGCAACCGCCGTCTTCACGTCGATAGCGTTCAGCAGCTGCGTTCCGCCAGGGGTCGTGCCGACGCTAAGGGTGTTGGTGGTGCTGTTGAACACCTGCGAAACCAGGGCGTGACAGGTCATCATGATCGCGCCCGCCGGGAGCACGCCGATCACGCCCGAAGTCTGGCCGAAGCCGAACTGTTGGCTGATTTCGTGGATGACCTGAAATTGGGTTTTCCGACCGCCAGTAGGCATGTCCGGCCCTCCTAAGACGTGAAGGTGGACCCGACGATCACGCCGAAGTCCGCGCTGTTGAACCGGAGCTTTTTCAGGCCGTGGATAACCCCGGCCTCGACGCCCAGCTGGTTGCCGTAGTCGAACAGTTCTTCGTTCCAATCGAAGTTCTTGAACGACTGGCCTTCGCCGAAGCCGATAGCGCAGGCTTGCGCGCCCATCAGCACCGCCCGGCGGGCCGTGAGCACCGGCGTCCCGGCGCCGCTGTCAACGCCGTTGGTGACCCGCGTGCTCTCATGCAGGACGGCGCCGTTATACATTCCCAAGGCGCCGGTCATGATCGGGTTTTTGGCCGATCCGTCGCCCGTCATGGCCGCCTTCTGGATGTCCAGCCACTGCCCGGCGTTCGTGTTGGTCCGCAGCTGCGTGACCTGCTTTGTGTGCATGACGACGACGTAGCGGTCTTCCCCGTCGATGCTGACGGGCCGGATCACCGGCCCAACGCCCGTGGTCGAACCGAGCTTGGCCGCCTCAACCAGCTTGTCGATCAGCGCCAGGGACATTTCATCACCCGCGGCGAGCGCCTGATCCGAGGCTTTCGCGTTCGGGCGGGTGATGTGGTTCGCGTCCGGCCCGTTGATCGCGTTCATGCCCGTGTAACGGACATCCAGCACCGGCGTGTAACCGCACACTTGATTGAAAAAGGACGTGTCCATGCGACCCGCCCACCAATCCTTGAGGCCAAGCATGGCCTCCTCGCGGATCGACCAGGGGATACGCTGTTCGGTCATCTTGCCGCCGCTACGGACGCCGTGCCGCAGCTGATCGACCATCAGATTATCCGTGTAGGTCGTTAGGGGCTCCTCGTTCCCCTCCAGGGTCGCGTCACCGGCGACGCCATCGCCGTTCAGCTGCATGCGCAGGGTGACCGTCACCCGGTCGCCTGCTGATTTCGAGGTCTCGCCGAACACCTGAACGATGTCGTCGGAGCTATCGCCGATGAACTTCTGTATCCAAGTCGCCTTCAGAGCTTCACGGGCGAGTTGGGACCGCCAAAGTTTGACGGCTTCGGGCGCGTTCACGCCATAATTGGTTGTGGCCATTGCCGGGGCTCATGTGAAGATTTTCAGCTTCACCGCCCTGACGTGGCGGTCCCCGAGGCCGGGCTTACAGCCCCCGGCGGCGCATCAGTCATTTGACGCGGACAAGGCGAATTTGACGCGTTCGGAACGCGTTCGTTTGGATCGTCAATAGCGGGGGTGCGGACAACGACCGGCCCGCCGGGTAGGGGCGGCGGGCCGGTCTTAGGTCGTCTTAAGCGTGTTCGCCATGGAGTACGAACTGACGCACGATACGCCGGTCGCGACCGGGTGCAAGCGGAGCCCTAACCGGCGGTTTCGCCGTGCGCGGCCAGCGCCGCCTTACACGCATCATCGTGGCCAGCTTCGGCCTCTGCCCAGGTCGCCCAGCGCCCGAAAATGTTCACCCCGCTCCCGAGCGCCCCGCGTGGGAAAATCGCTGTCTCGAACACAAGCGGCGGACCCTCGCCGAACCGCCGGTGATTGACGCCGAGAAACACCGTTGAGACTTCGGCCATCGGCAGGCGGGTGACCGCCACCGGGCGCCCTTCGCCGTGCTCCAGGGCTTCGCCCCATTCGAGCACCGACGCCGCCAGGACGACGCTACGGGCGGCATCCAGCTTGTAGAGCTTCACGGGCCGCGCCGGTCGCGGACGAGACGGGCGGCGTCCAAGGCCTTCAGCAGCGCGTCGCGCACGACGTTCAGGTCCGCGATGTCCTCACTTAGGAAACGCTTGCGCGGGTGATCATCCGCACCCTGTTCCGGCGACAGGTGTCGCAGTTCGACCTCCAGCGTCGTCAGCTGGCCGACACAGGCTAAACCCGCGTCCTCAATCGCCGCGACCAGCCGTTGAACAGACATTCGGCGTCTCCGACCGTAGGGACCGCTAAGAGGCCGCTCAGCCCTCTCCGCAGTCCCCACATTCAGCCTCCCACACACTAGGGTTCGAGCGGGCGGGGAGGCGGACGTAATGCACCCTGCATGGCCCCCGAACAAGCGAAAGACCGCCGGGAGGGTCGGCCCCCGGCGGTCCAGCTTCCCCGCCCTAATATCGGGCTGGAGGTTAGGACGGGAAAAGGAAGATCGGGCCGCTTCTGCGCCAGCGTCAAGCGGCCCGATCCGCTTCAGCGGGGATGTCCAAACCCGCTTCAGCAAGCCGCAAGACTGCGACGGCGGCGCAGCGCCGCGCCAATCCCGCCGAACCCGAGCAGCATCGCCGCCCAGGTCGCCGGTTCAGGGACCGCGCCCTTCACGCCGCCGCCCGGATCAAGCCGGACGCCGAAGCCCGCAGGCAGACCCTCAATCCCGTCGCCCTCGACCGTCAGCGAATAGGACCCTGGCGCGAAGCCCAGCTGAAGGTGCGCGAAGGTCGGGTCCGTCCAGGGACCGGCATAGGGCGCGAAGTCGCCGAGGTCGTTCACGAACGGCGTCGGATAATCGAAATGGAACGTGGTGAAAGCCGTCTCGCCGTTGACCATCACCGTGTAGCTATCGCCCGGAATGCAGCAGTCGGTGAAACTGAACAGATCGGACTTCCCCGCACCCACCGTGAACGTGATCGGCGAACCGAGCGACGGGGTTCCGGACCCGGTGATCTCGTCATCCTGCCAGCCGGTTCCCGCGACCAGGGCGAACGCGAAAACCGGCCCCGCTGCGGCCAGTGCGGTAACGCTGGCGAGGCCCGCCAGCAGGGTTTTCAAGGTCATTGTCCTAGCTCCCACTATCCGAGCCCATTCGGCCCTTCGATGTTGCCTTCGATCAGCAACGGCGCACCGACCATGCTCTCGAACCGCCAGTGCGCGCCCGCCCACCCGAGCGGACAGCCGACCATCGTGTACCCGGTGTTGTTGCGACATTCGTTGTCGCAGCCCCATTCCTCAGCATCGCGCGAGTTCCGGGCCGGCGGCTCCAGAATATTCAGGAAGCACCCGGCGTGCGCCATGATCGTGCTGACCGTGTTCGCGACTAAGCTAATCCCGGCGATGCTCGAATTATCCGAGTAAATCCCGAAACCCTGCGCCTGCGCGACGACCGTATTGTAACGGATCGCGATGTCCTCAATTGTCCAGTACCCGGCCTCTTGCCACATTTGCAGGGCGTCCGAGTGCAGCGCGTCGGTGCTGACGTAATTCGCATAGCGACAGTGTTCGACCCGCACCTTGCGACAGCTAGAGAAGTCGGACCCGTCACCGCCCGCGCCGGTGAACAGGCAGTCGTGCACGTAGAGCTTTTCACTGTTGCGAGAGCAGCCTAGGCCACAATTGCCGATTTCCGACGTGTCGAAAGCACAGCTATCGAACTCCAGGTCGTGCGAACCTTGGATTTGGGCTTGCGTATAGGTCGCGCCCTTGAACAGGCCCTTGTAATGCCGCCAGTTCCCGGTGTTTTGCGTCGCGTAGCTGACGATATGCGCTTCGCTCAGGTCCAATTCGACCATGTTTTCCGGTTCGATGTTGTAAATCGTCACCCGAGGGAACTCGCCCTCGAACTTGACGACATCGACCCCGCCCGCGACCGCCTCATTGATCGCGTTTTGCCACGTGTCCGGCGTCGCCGTGATGATCTTGCCCATATCGCGTCCTCCTTAAGCCGCTTCCGGCGGCTCCAGCTGGTCCAGGCGCCCGACCGCATCGCGCACCGGGTCAGGGTCCGCCGCAGGGTCCAACGCCGCTTGTGGGATGCGCTGGCCCATGACGCCGATGTTCAGCCGCAGGAAGATCATCGGGACGATTTCGACGTGGATCACCCACTCGCGCCCGATGCTGTCCGTCCGCCGCTCAACCGTCGTCGGCTCATTGTCCCACGCGTCCCAAAAAGCCCACGCCGCCGCCGCGATCTCATCCAGTTCGGCGCCGGGGATTTTGCCGTCCGGTCCCGTCAGATTGGGCTTCCGCTTCGGCGACGTTTTCTTGCCCATGTCGGGTCCTCCAAACCAGCTGATCGACCAGCGCGAGGGTCGGCTTGCCGTTCAGCGCCGCCTCGACCGCGCGCAGCAGCGCGAAGCTGTGTCGGCGCCCTTCGGCCAGCGCCCGGCGGCGCCGCAGGGTGCAGGCGAGGGTCATTCGGCAAGCTCCGGAACCGCCATCCAGCGCCCGCACCACTCATCCTGATGGGTGCGCGGCCACCAGCCGAAATAAGGTTCGTCCGGAACGCCCGAAGTGACAGCGATGCGCGGCGCGTCATACCGACACTCGCCAAACTCCTCCGGGCCATTGTTCCCCTCCCAAAACTTGCAGTTTTGACAGGTCCCATCGACGGTCATCAGTGCGCCCGCTTCGCCGTCTCGCGCTCGCGCAGCTTCGCCCACGCCTTGTCCCGCGCCGCGCCTTCCAGCTTGGCGACATCGCCCCAGCTGAGCGCGCCGTTGACGCCTTTACCAGGCGCCCGAATGCCGGTTTCCGACGCGCTTTTCAGCTTATCGAGGTTGCGATCCGCCGCTTTCATGCCCGGCTTGAACCCGCGCCGCGCGGCGAGCGCATAGACCCGTTCCGCCGGGTCCTGGCCGCTCTCCAGCGCCATCCGAACCACCCCGAACAGGTCGTCGGCCAGCTTGCGGTCCAGATACTGGCCCGCGTATCCGGCGTCTTTCAGTTCGTCGATCCGCGACTGGCGATAGGACTTCGCCGCTTCGTAATAATCCGGGTGTTCGAGCACGAAATCCTGCTCGCTCTCGTCCATCGCGCTGCGCAGCTTGGTGACCTCGCGTTCAATCGCCTGCTGCTGCTGCGTTTGCTGCGTCCCCTCGACCTCGCGCGCCCGATAGAGCTTCAGCGCCCGCTTCAGGGCGGCGATGTCGCCGACCGGATCGTCTTCGTTGTCCGAGAGCGCCCCGATCAGCGCGAGCAGTTCATCCTCCTGACGGCCAGGGCCGCCGACCCGCCGTTCAATGTCCGCCAGGCGGGTTTCCAGTTCCTGCGCGCGGGCTTCCGCCGCGCGGCGCTTGCTGCGCTCACGCGCGGCTTGGCCAGCGTGGTTGTGCGCCCGCTTCTCCCAATCCTCTTTCGGCTTCGGCTCGCCTTCGCCGTCGTCCTCGCCGCCGTCAGCCTCGCCTTCGGTTTGGTCCTCGACCTGATCGTCTACGTCCAGCTCAGGCGCTTCGCCTTCGGCTTCCCGGTCCGCCATGTCCCGTTTTCCTTCACTGTTTGAGGCGGTGTATCCACGGCGCCGCATTGAACGCCGCCGCATAGGCGGCCCGGCGAGCGGCGTACGCCCGCTGGAGCCGCCGCGACCGCAGCATGATCCGCACCGCCTCGTTCATCGGCTTCCCCCGCCTAAGACCCGGATCGCCGCCTTCAGCGCCACGCGCCGCTGGCGGACGACCTCCTGCGCCTGACGCGCGCCGCGCGCGTCCTTGCTGTCCGCCGGGAACTTCTCCAGCTGGCGTTCAAGCTGGCGCTCATAGTTGGCGAGCCCGTTGATCTCGCGTTCGAGCACGATCAGCGCCTCATCCACGGCCCGGCCCTCCCGGCTGTGGCCGTCCACCTGGCGGGCCGCTCGGGGGTCCTGGCCGGGTGATCTGCGGCGACACTGGCGGTCCACCGCCGCCGGATGGGGGACCGGGGACAGGACCGGACGGCGGGGGTCCGGCGCCCCCTTGCAACGCGGCCTCCAGATCGGGCGCGGGGGCTCCTGGCGGGGGCGCGGGCGGCCCTGGCGGAGTGGTCGTGTGCATGAAGCCGAGCCCGAGCCCGATATGCTGCGCATGCACGTCCGTTACGTCGCGCAGCGCCTTCGCCTGCTTGCCCTGCGCGGTCGCTTTTTTCTCGGCGGTGTCCGCCTGCTTGTTCTCCAGTTCCGCCGCCTGCTGCGCCTGCACGACCGGGTTCGGCGTGGACATCCGCTGAACCTGCTCGTTCACCGCCTGCCCAAGCTGCGCCGCGACGCTCGCCGGGATGTCCAGATACTGGAACAGGTCGGCCAGGACGGCGGGACTGATCAGCTGCGCTTGCAGCAGCTGCGTCACCAGCGGCATCACAATCGCCGCGACCCGCGCCTTCGTGTTCGGCGCCGCCGGGGCTTCGTCCACAACGATGTCGTACTCGTCCGACTGCATCGCCATGGCGAGCGGAACGTACTGCTGCTCACCATCGAGCACGATCCGGACCATGAAGTCGTCGGGCAGGTAGAGCCGCATCATGGTCAAGAGCAGCCGCCCTTGATTGCGCTGATACCGCCGCTTCGCGTCGAAAAAGCTGGAGAGAATGCCGTAAGCGGCTTGCTTGCGCTGCTGTTCGAGCACGCCCGCCTGCTCACGGCCGGCGAGCCCTAGAACCTCCTCGTTCACCCCGGTGCACGCCTGCACCATGTCCTTCGCGAACTGCATCAGCTGAAACAGCGCGGGTTGCACCGGCGGCGGCGCTTTCGGCTGCATCTTCGCCCCGTGCGCGCCCGACAGGGCTCCCGACTTCACCCAAGTGATCTTCTGCGTGTTCGCGAAACTCGTCTCGAACTGGCGAACGTCGGAAACCGCGTCCTCCTCCAGCATCATCCCGCCGTTCGCATTCGTCCGGACGATGTGCAGGACTTCCGAGTACAGTTTGTTGACGAACTTGTTCGGCTCGACCATCGGCTTCACTAGGCCGTAATAGGTCCCCTTGTTGCGGTCGCGCTTCGCGGTGATCGCCTGATACCGAAAATCACCTTCCGGCATCGCCTCCTTGAACAGCACTTGGCCGTCCCCGACGAACGCCCGGTAAAACACTTTCTTGGTCGATTTGACGCTGCGAAGATTAGGGTTCGCCGCCTTGGCTTGGCTGAACTCCTGCGGGTTCAACGGGGTCAGCTTGGTGATCGTCGGATCGGTCGGGTGCGGCATCGGCGCGACCTGCACCGGCTCGCGCTCCCACCACTGCCATTCGGCCACGATGACCTCAGGGTCCTCGCTCGTTCCCAGCATGCCGTGCGTGTACCGCTGGCGCGGATTGACAATCGTCACCCGCTTGCCGTCCGCGTCGCCGCCGTCAACCTCGCTCGGGTCTAGGTCCGGCTGGTCGATCTCCAGCTTGAAATCCTCGAACTCGTCCAGCGACATCGGGATTTCGCGCTTCAGATACCGCTTGTCCTCGAAACACCGCTTGCGGCTCGCCGGATCGACCTTAATCTGAAGCGGATCGACCCGCTCCTTGATAATGCTCGCGACCGGCCCCTCGACCTCGACCCGCGTTTCCGTCCAGCCAATCCCGCAGGTCAGCGCATCCAGAAACGCGTCGGTGTCCTCCTGATCGCCGTTGCACTGATCGACGATGTAGTTCGCGCCCTGCGTCAGCACATCCGCGACGCCGGTGCTCTGCGCAGTCGTGTTCCTCGGATAATACTGAACCTGCTGGCGATCCTGAATTTCCGCCCCGTTCACCGCGTCAATCGCCGGTTCCGTCAGATTGAAGGTGACCGGGATTTTCTCGTTTTCGGCCATGGTCTCGACTTCAGTGTCGGTCCACTGCTTGCCCGCCCGGAAGTCGAACCAATCCTTCGCCTGTTCGACCCATTCGCTCCAATGCGCCTGCAACAGCACATCCCACCGGTCGAACTTCTCCATGAGTTCGTCGTCGTCAGGGAGCGGCGGCCCTTTCGCCGTCACCGGGTTCTGCGCCGGGGTCCGCTGCGAAGCGCCGTCGTCGAACTGCGGGCCGGTTCCGGTCGGCGCAAGGTCAGTCATTCGACCCGGTTCCACTCCGCTATCGCCCGCTCCATCGCCGCGTCGGCCAGTTCAAGGATCACGTCGCGATCCGCAGGCATCGCCCGCAGCAGCCAGTTCGACGGCGCCAAGCACACGCTCTCGCCGCTCGCCCGGTCGATCAGAAACCGCCCCTCGTTCTCAGCCAGCACCGCCTTGCGCGCCGCCCCGTGCACGACCAGCCAGACTTCGCCGTCCTCAACCACGACGAACCGGTCCAGCGGGTGCGGCGGGACCTCGCCGTCCGGCGCCTCGTACCGCAGGATCACCGGCGGGCTCACGGCTCGCCCGCCGTCAGGTTGAGGAACCGCGCGACGCGGCTCGCCGTCTCGGCCAGGGCGTACCTCGCCACAACCTCACGCCGCAGCTGGTCGTACACGTACGCGTAACCGCTGACCCCGAAGCGCGTCGGGAGCGCCCGCTTCTGAAACCTTGGACCCCGGAAAAACGGATCTACTTGCGAGGCGTTCGCAGGCTCGCGTATGGGCGGATTTTGGGTGGAAATTTCCGGGCGGTTGCGATTGCCCCCGGTCGCATACCAGCGCGCCCGGCTGCGAACAGGCGTCGCCGTTTCGCGTTCGCGGGTTTGACGGGCGGCGCGTGGAAGGTGGTTGCGATTAACAGGCCCCCCCTCGGCCCGGCCATTGGAGGACCAAGGGTCCCAGGGGTTGAGTAACATTGCTATTACTCCCGGCTGGATTGCGCCAGCGTGTCCAGTCGCTCGGCTGCGGTGCGCACATGGTCATGATCGGCGACGCCTAGCAGCAGCTGCGAAACCCCTTGTGCATAAGGGCCAAGGTCAAGGCGCAGGGCGAAGCCGGGCGAGCGATCCACCCGGAAGGACCAGACGCGCCCGCGACTGTCCGTCAGCTGGCCATCGCCCTGACGGTCCCACGCCTCGCGGGCTGCGGCTGCGATCCTGTCCAGTTCGTCAGCTGGTAGCGCCAGGGGTTCGGGAGGGTCGGATTTCTTCGTCATGCCTCGCGCCTGAAACGCGTTCGTTTCGAGCGTCAAGGCGAAGGCGGTTTAGGGGATTTCTTAGGGTAAAGCGGCGGCGTAGGGGCGAAACCGCCTTACACAGAAGGGATTGCATTCTCCCACGGGAGGAAAAAGCCGTGTCGAAATCGCGCCGCCAAGTGCGTTGCCACGCCAGCCCGCCGCGGGTCGCGGACCGTCGAAAACCGGTTGCAGACCGGAAAAAATCGCGCGCCTGAAACAACGGCGCTAGCGGGTCGCTGCGGCTGGTCCACGCAAGCTTTTCGCCCGCCAGACGGCGTGCAGCTGCGACGCATCCCGAACCGCCGCAGCCGGTCAATTCCACTAAGGCCAGGATCGGGCGTCGATGTGCGGCGAGCCCGCGAAAATGCCGCAGCCCTACGCGTACGCGGGGATTGCAACGTACGTCTATTAGACGTATCAAGAGGTCAAGCCGGTGGTGACGCCGGAGACACAAAAACCCTTACGGAACAAAGCAATGCAACACATCGAAAAGTCCGGTTTCCGCGCTGGCGAATATGTCGGCTACTGCTCGGGCCGGGTCTTCAAAATCACCCGCGTGCTGAACGGCAAAAAGACCATCGGCTGGCAAGCCCGCGCGGCGCTCGGCTCGGTTCGCGAGAACGCGCCGAACGGCTTCCGCGCCGCGACCCTGAAGGGTCTGAACGACCAGCTGGCCAACGCCGCCTAACCCTCATCCACGCACACAAGGAAATCATCATGTCCCGTTCGTTCTTCGTCCGCGAAAGCTTCATTCCCACCGGCGCCGTGAAGGTCGCCGACAAGGCGTCCAGCGCCGTCGTCTACATCCGCACCGACAAGCAAGGCCGCGCCTGCGCGGTCGGCTTCCAGGGCAAGGCGATCAAGCCTGCGTTCAACTGCTGGTATGGGAGCGAGAAACGCCGCGAGGCGCACGTTCGCGAGTTTTTCGAGAAGGTCGCGCGCGTCGAAAACTACAAGGCGGAACGCGCCGCCGAGAAGAAAGCGAAGTTGGCGCGTCCGCACAAGCTCCAGCTTGGCCACATCATGGTTGCGACGTGGGGATACGATCAGACGAACGTCGATTTCTATCAGGTCACCGGACTGCGCGGCGCCCGCACGGTCGAACTGCGCAAGATCGGGCGCGTGTCTGAGGAAACCGCGTCGATGCAGGGGACCTGCACGCCGCGCGCCGACGCCTTCACGGGCGAAGCCTTCACCCGGCGGATCGACGAAGACAACGCCGTAAAGCTGAACAGTTACAGCTATGCCCGCTTGTGGGACGGCAAGGTCAAGGCGTGGACCGCCTACGCCTAAACGCTGTATCCATCGCGCCTGTAGCGCCCAAAGCCCGGAGGCGGAAACGCTTGGCCGGGCTGAAGGCGTGCGGATCGTCCGCACACATGGAGAACTAACCGAAATGGCTTTGCCGACCCCTTCCACCCCGATTGCGAAATCGCTGCATACCCTGACCGTGCTTCAGCAGGTCGCCAAGATCATGCGCGAGCTTCGCGGACTGAACGACCCGGAAGCGGCGATGACCGCCGCGATGGAAGCCTTAGGGCTTTCCGGGCGTCCTGATCCGTATGGGCTGGAAGCCCGCGCGCTGGTCCTGATGGGAAAGGGCGCCTGATGTCTGACGAACCCTCAAACCGCGTCTGGATCGAACTCGAACGCCCGGACCTGAACGAAGACCGCCAGCGGATCGGCGACGAACGCGCCGCGCTGCTGACGAACCTGCTGAAGCGTCTGGCGGCGCCGGATGACGTAGCTAGTTCGCCCGTGTGCCGATACCGCGAGCACGATCACAAAGGCCGCTTTGTCGGGGTCTATGAACTCGTCTACGGCCCGATGCGGGTCGAAACGCTCAACGATCACGGAAGCTGGTTCAACCTCGATTACTTTGGCCGCGAAGGAGCCTGAACGATGACCGGCGCAGAACTGGAGGCCGCCCGCGCGGTCTTGGGCGTGGCCGCGTCCGATCTTGGCCGCGCGTTGCAGCTGGAGGGGCGCGACCCTGGCCAGCAGGTGCGGCGATGGGAAACCGGCGCCGCCCGCATCCCCGGACCCGTCGCGGTCGCGGTCGCCTTCATGGTCGAACTTAAAACCGGCGTCCTGCGCCGGAAAGGCTCGCCCCCGGCCGCCAGGAGCCCGCAGGCGGGCGCGGACGGGTCCGCCGCTATCCTGGCCCAGCCGACCGGGAGCGCGCCTGTAGACCCCCCCGCAGTTTGTAGCGAAGCCGTAGCGTGGAGCCCGCCAGGGAAAGCGAGGCGCCGGGGTTAGGGCGAGGGGCTGCTATCTGCCCCAAATATCGTTGAGCAGCCCTTTGAAGCGGCGGCGCCGGTAACGGTCGCCGCCGTCTTCGTGTCCGGACGCCTTCACCGGCGCCGCGAAGGTCAAGACGACCGCATCCCATCCATCGGGAGAACGCAGCCCGCGCTTGCGGATGTCCTCCTTGCTTTCGAGCAACAGGAACTGACGAGCGTCGTACTTGTAGCCGGGCGCGACCGCATCGGCGTGTAGCGCGTCGTCGTCGGGGATGTCGGCGCCGCCGTCGTCCTCCAGCCAGTCTTTCGACGCCATCCACATTTCGGCTCTGCGGTTGCGCGGACCCGGTATGAGTTCCCCACGCGCGCCGGTGCGGGTCGGCTGATGCGGGGCGCCGCCGAAGTTCACCCCCTCGCACACCTTGGACCAGGGCTCGCCCCAATCGTTCAGCAGATCGACGACGCCCGCGCCCTGGCCGCCAACGTCGATGAACACCTTAGCCGGGCGGTCGCGTTCGACGATCTGGCGCACCCAATTGGCGCCCTGCACCGTGTCCAGCTTGTGCTTGCGTTCGACCTTTTCGACCTTGCGCCCGCGTCGCCACGCGATGGCGAAACCGTCATCCCCGAACCGCGCCGGGTCTACGCCGAGGATCAGCGAACCGACGCCTTCGCAGGTCGCCTTGCGCGCCTGCAAAACCAGCTGCGAGGAAATGAACGCGTCGTGTCCGGTGGCTTGGAAAGCCTCCGCAGCGGTCGCCGGGTACTCCTGGCGGAACAGGTTCGGGTCTTTCAGTTCCTGAAGCTTGGACCGTCGCCAAACCAGCTGCGGAAGGTTGAGCCCGTACAGCCGCCCGTATTCCTCCTCCTCCTCGTTGATCTCGAACCCGATAGGCGGCGGGCGCTGGTAATCGAGGCTCCAGAACCAGGGGACGAAGATCGCCTGATAGTCGCCGTCTCCCGCCTCAGCCTGTTGCCAGCGTTCGTGAAACTCGCCGCCGATACCGTTGGCGGTGCTTTCCATGACGATCTCGGAACCAGGCAGATCGGGAACGGTCTGCACGACGCCGGCGAAGTGATCGGCGGCGTTGGGCCAGAAGGCGACTTCGGACCCGTGGAACAGGTTCGTTGACTTGGACCGCCCGACCGCCTTCGACCCGGCGGTCCCGACCGAATAGCCGCTATCGAGGGTCGGAAAATACAGTTCCTTCGCGTTCGCGGCGCCGGTGTGCGGGCGGATTTCGGGCGGAAGGTGGCGGTGGAACCGCTCCACCATGGCGAACAGGGTCGCGGTCGCATCCTGCTCATGCGTCAGGATGTAGACCTGCGTTCCGCGCCAGAAGGCGGCCCGGTGATAGAACCGGGCGCCGATGTACGTGGACAAGCCTTCCTGGCGGGCTTTGAGGACCAGGGCGCGCACCTTGCCGGTGCGCTGGCGCTGCGCCTCTAGCTTGCCGTGGACGTATTCCTGAACCGCGTTGAGCCGCAGCGGGGCGAGGTCCCCGGCTTTCGTCCGAATGCGCAGACAGCGCGCCGCGTAATGCGGCAAGTCGTCTTTCAGGTGCTGCAAAAGCCCTTTGGCTTCGTCGCTCAGCTGGACGACCGCCACGCCCGCGGCCGCCGGTTATCGCAGCTGGTCCAGGGCGTCTTCGTACCGGACGAAGCCGACCGTGGCGTCTAGCTCCAGCTTGTCGCCGTAGCGTTTGGGGGCGAGCTTGCCCGCCATCTTCAAGCGGGTTTCAACACGCAGCTTGGACCGCGCGACCCACTCGAAATCCATAACCTCGACTTCCTTGCCGTCGTTGCGGGTGATCGTCTTCGTGTCCCGCGACGCGTCGTCCGCGATCTCCAGGCATTCGTCGAACAGCAAATCCGCCTGACGTAGCCGAGCGATGTCGTACTCGGCGCGGAACTCGGGATGCGCGCCTAGCCAGCGGTGGACGGTGCGCGGATCGGGGAAGCCCTGATGGTTAGCGCACAGGTAGTGGAGGCCGCGCGGGGTGGTGGCGATGGCTTCGCAGACCGCCGAACCGACCTCCGGGGAATACTCGACCGGGCGCGACGGGAAGACCTCGATCAGGCTGGTCATCGAACGCCGCCGCTAGTCGGAACCGTAGGGGTTCGAGGGACAGGGCGCGGAAGTCTTGTCGTTGCTGGTCGTGAACGCCGGACCCTTGGACCCGGCGGACGTGGTGCGCGGTTTGTTGTTCAACAGATCGGACCGCTTCGGCGAACCGGTCGCCTTGCTGTCCGGATTGGTGATCGGGTCGCGGTTGGCCATGGTCGGCGCCTCTGCGGGAGGGTTCGACCGGCTTGCGCAAACGCGTTCGTTTGGCGCGTCAAGATCACGGCGCGGACCGGAACATCGTCACGTTGCCAGGGTCCACGGGTGGCCAGGGCTCGCCGCGCAAGATCGTCTGATGGCCAAGACAGTACGGGCCGCCGGGCTCGACAGGCAGGCAACAGCTGAGCGTTTCACCGCTGACCGCTGTCACCGGCCAAGCGCATTCGCGCGGGCCGCGCTGAAGCCAGGGGCGCGGCGTGGAGCCCGCGAGCGGCGGCGGGGGTGGTGGTAGCGCCCGCGACGGGACGGGCGCCCATGAGAGCGCCAGCCCGCGTTCGTGGTTGCCGATGGCGACGGCCAGCGGCGACCTTGCCGGAAGCCCGAGCCGCATCCGCTTGCCGCGCACCGCCGAGGCCGACACGCCGACCAGCTGGCCGATCTCGGCGCTGGCCGCGCCGCTCGCCCATGCGCTCGCCAAGACTAAAGCTTGTTCACCGGTCCAGCTGCTGTTCACGCGAAATCCTCCCGCCAGTCGTTCAGCTGCGCCGCCACGACGACGGGCGCCGAAATTTCGGGCTCGGGATCGGCTGGCGATTTTTTGGGTTCGGGATCGCCGAACGGGATGTCGTCGCCGTCCTCGACCCACTCAGCCGACGCGCCGAGTTTGTTGCCGATCTGCGGCCCTTGGAATTTCGCGCCGGTCCAGGTCGCCTTCGCCATCTGGAGCGCGCCCGGAAGCGCGTCGATCAGCGCGCCGACCTCCTTGGCCGTGTAGACGCTGACGAACCGTCCTTCGGCGATCACCTTGCTCGCCGCCGCGTCGTCCTCGACCAGGGCGGCGACCGATCCGTCCGCTAGCCAGACCTCCCACACCCACGGCGCAATCGACCGGTGACCGGCTTGCTCGGCCCATGCGTCCAGCGCCCACCACGCCCGCGTCATGGCCGCCGCCTTGTCCTCGACCATGGTCAGCAGGTCGCGGGTCATCACCTGCGCTTCCCACGCCGCCTGATAGGCGAAGCTCCACGTCGCCTGCTGGCGTCGGAAGCGGGCGAACAGCGCCGCGTCGCCGAGCGCCGCGAGCCGTTCGAGCCGCCCCATCCCCCACTTGCTTTCCACCTGGCGGGCCGCCGCCTCGACCGTTTCGCCGAACGCCGTCAGCACGGCGGCGTCTTCTGGCCTAACCATGGTTCCGCTCCCGGTGTTTGTTGGGGGGACTTTGGGGGGCGCTCAGGCCCTGCGCCGCCTCGCGAGCCTCCTGCTGGCGGATGGCCAGTAGGGCTTGCTTCAGGGTCTCAATTTCCGCCTGCATCGCCCGCCACCGGGCAAGGTCCGCCTGCCTTGGGTGGCCGATGTGCGCCATGCTGTTGGCCAGCTTGCGTTCAAGCTTCGCGAGCGCAGCAGCGGTGTTGTACTTGCGCCAGTGACCGCCCGCCAACGCATCCCGGCGCCACTTCGCCAGTTCGCGGTTCTCTGGCCGGGTCATCGCCGATCACCGAACTCGCAGCGGCCATGCTCGCCTTTCGGCTGGTCGCTGGATTTCCCGCTCATCCCCGCCGAGGCGAAAGCGTCGGGCGCAGCTATGCGACCGCGCCATACGCGTTCGACCGGCGGACCAAATCGACGGTTTTCGGGTCCCCCGTTTTCCTCCCCCTTTCCCTTTAGTTCCCCGTAAGGGGAACGGGAAAGGGCGCGGGCGCCTGCTCGCGCGCGGGAAACAAAAGCGGTTGCAATCGTTTGCCATCTTTCGGATTTCATTGAGGAATTCTGAACCATCGCTTTCAACCGCTTTCCCATCGCCTTACCCCCTCAACGCTTGCAAACGATTGCCATCGCCTTATTGATTTCATTAAGGAATTGGCAATCTCCAGCCACGCTTACCGGTGTTTCTGGACAGCACGATCAGCCCGTCCTCGATGGCTTGGCGGATGGCTTCCAGGGCGTCGCCGACGCTCGCGCCGGTCCCCTCGCACAGCTGTTCGACCATCAAGCTATGCAAGCACCGTTCATGGCCGCGCTTGTCGTTGTACGGACGGCCCTGCGCCCACATGAACTGAACCTTGTCGCGGACGACCAGGGCGAGCCCGTTCGCCTCGACCCGCCGCCGGGTGACCGCGCCGCCGATGGCCTCGAACGCCCCGTTCGCCCACAAGACGCCTAAGGCTGTTTCCTCGCCGGATGCGGCATAGTTCGCCTTGCCGCGCGTCAGTGTCCGCTCGTTCGAGGCGCCGGTTTCGGGCTTGGTCAGGTAGAGGCGGGATCGGACCCCGTTTTCCCATGCGGTCGATCCGGCGAAGCCGTGGCCTTCCTTCTGTCCGAGGATGCTTGGATGTCCGAGCAGCAGGATCGTCAGCGTGTGGCCGCGCTCCAGCTGCTGGCGGATCATCCCGCCGAGAACCGCTTTCAGGAAGTGATTGACCTGTACGGCGTTGCGTTCGTCCGCGCCGAACACGTCGCGGATCGTGTCGATGATCAGCAGTTCCGGGTTCAGGCTTTCGATCCGTTCCTTCAGCTGGCCATGGAAGGCGCCGAGGACCGGGGCGTCCTGCCGGTAGCTCAACAGGGTGTTGGCGAGCCCGTAGCGCGCCCAAAGGTGCACGCCGCCGTAGGGGTTGCCGATCACATGGCCGGACGCCTTGCGGATCGCGTCGTGTCGCCGCCAAAGCTCATCCCGCTTGTCCTCGCAGAACACCGCCAGGACCGCGTTGCAGCGGGTCACCGGCTGGCCAAGCCAGGGCTCGCCGGTCGCGGCGGAATACGCCAGCTGCTGCGCGAGCAGCGTCTTGCCGAAACCGCCCATCCCGTAGAGCGAGTTAACCTCGTCCTGCACGATCCAGTCGGGGACCAGCCACAGCCGTTCCGGCGGATCGCCGACGAAGCCTGACGCGCTCTCAGGCGCGCTTGTGTCGGGTTCCTCTAGTGTTTCGGGCGTTATTGGCGGCGTGGCCAGCGAGCCCGGTTCGCGCGGCGGCGAGTGCGTCACCGATGGACCAGGGCCGGGCTTCGGCAAGGCGGCGGCGGCGCGGACCTTGGTTTCCCAAAGGCCCATCGCGTACGCCCATTTCTGGCGCAGCGCCGAGAGCCCGCGACCCTCGCGCTCCAGCAGATCGGCTTGCGTCTCCGTCGAACCAGGGGCGGGCTCCAGGCGGCTTTTCGTCGTCAGCTGGTAGTTCGTCCACACCCATTGGATTTCGGCTTCCTGCTCGCTCTCAGGCGGCGGAATAGGGGCTTCCCGGTAGAGGTCCACCACGGCGCCCCAAACGATCCGGGTAAGCTTGTCCTCGCGCCCGTCCTGATCCAGCCCGAACGCCGTCTTCGCGTCGGCTGGCGGGGATGCCTGAAGTCTTCGCTCACCCCCCGGCGACATTCCGCCAGGCGGGCTTGTGACCGCGCCGCCGTACGCCTCGCGCAGCGCCTCGATTTCATCGACCAGCGGTTCCGGCGCTTCCCACGGTTCGATCAGCCAGGGCGAGCGGCCCGGTTCCCAATCGTACACTTGGCCGCTCGCGTGCATCGACGGCGGCGCCATCACGAACCCGCCCTGGCCGCGCAGATCGACGCCGAGCAGCGTCTTGAACGTCGGCGGCGTCCAGCCACCCGGCGCCCGGAAGAACAGCTGGCGACCGCCGCCGCCGGTTCGCTGCGCCCACGTCTCCGGTTCGACCCCGGCGAAGTGCGCGTTCAGCACCCGCGTCCACCAATCGAACGCGCCCGATCCGGGCTTCACATCAAGGTCGATGGCGAACAGGTCGCCGGACGCCCGGCCCATCACAAGGCCCATGTTCCGGCGCTTCGCGTGCTCGCCGCTCTGCGGGTCGAACCAGCGTTTGAAGATCGGATCGACGACCAGGGCGTCTTGAAACTCCAGCCAGTCGCCGAACGGGCGCTTCCACTGGCCGCCTTCAGCGGGCGTGTGCGCGGGAACGACCTGCAAGCCGAGGCTGCGATACATCGCGGCCCATTGCGGCGCCGAGGCCCATTCGTCGTTGAAGGCGCCGATCATCCCCAAGGGAAACCTCAAAAAAACGCGCCGAGGCGAACCCCGGCGCGCAAGTCACCCGCACGCTAAAAATCGTCCTCAATCGATGCGACGGCGACCGGCTTACCCTGCTGCGCCGCCTGTTCCTGCGCCGCCGCACCATTCGACTGCGGCGGCGGCGCTTGCCCTGGCGCGAGCAGATCGGCGGGGCGCGCGGCCCACCCGACAATCGCCCACACCGGCTGATAATTCTGGCTGCTGACCGGCTTGCCGTCCGCGCCTTTGCCGGTGGTGACGACCGCAGCCGTCTTCTCCAGCCGCACGACCGGCAATTGGCCAGCATGCGCAGGCGCGTCCTTCAGGTAGGCGTCATGCAGCGCGTCCATGCCTTGGATCGAAACCTGAGCATTGGCCGCCATTTCGCGGATGTCGCCACCCGCCTGCTTGCCGAGTTTCATATGCACCCGAAAACCAGGCCGATGTTTATCGGACGGCTTCGGAGGGATCGGTTTGCCGTAGGGCGCCACGTCGATCTCAGGGGCGCCGTTGGTCGGAAAGTACAGCCACCCAAGTTCGATATGTTCGAGGTCCATCACGGCTTGGAACACCGGGGTGATCTCGACCGTATTGCTCTCCCATGAACCGTCCGCCTGCGTCCGATCTACACGGAACAGGCGCCCGGCGCGGGCGTCGTACTTGATGATCGGGGTTCGGTCTTCACCGGCCCCGCGTTGCGGTAGATTTAGCGCCATAGCTTCACATCCTCACGTCTTCACAAGTGCCGCCGGGGGGTTCACAAAGGGGCGGCGGCGCCCCGTCCACACGTCCTCAAAAGTCGAACCGGTCGCGCATGATCTGGCTGATGTCCTCAGCCTGAATTTCGTCGCGGCGCTTCTCGATCAGTTCTTCAATCGGCTCTAGCCAGCCGTCCGGAATGCTCAGTTCGTTAGCGGCGATCCAGTCCTCGACCTCGCGCAGCTGCGCCGGATACATCGCCCCCGCGATCCGGTCGGTGATCGTCTCCCACACGTCGGTTTTCTTCGCCCGGTAGGCGGACGGTCGGGTCAGCGCCTCCAGCAGCTTACCCATCGCAAACGTCCTCTAGTTCGGGATCGTCCGCGATCAGATCATCGTCCTCAGGATCGTCGTCGGGGATCGGCGCCTTGGCGGCGTGTCGGTTGCGCTGCTGGCGCTTCCTGGCGAGCACCCCGGCGCACCGCTCGCACCACCGGCGAAAGCCGGGTTCGGTCCCGTCGATGATCACCCCGCAGGACCCGCAGACCATGCCGCTCGCTATCAGGATCGCGCTGTCACCGCCGACCATCGCCCTAGTCCTCAGGCTGATCATTCCACCGCGCCTGCGCTGCTTGGCTGGCGATCTCGCTACGGCGTTCCGGCGTCAGGCTCGCCGCCCGCGCGTGGCCACCGGCGGACTTTCCGGCCCGCGGCGGCTCATCCAGCAGGTCGCGCACGGTCGGCTTCGGGGTCGGCTGATAGCCGACGATTTCCTGCTCTAGGTGCTCGACAATCGCCTGCATCAGGCAGGTCTCGCGTTCGGCTTCGGCTGCGCGCATCCGTCCGCGTTCGACCATCTTCGGGTAGACCGCATGCCGCATCGCCAGTTCGCGGCGGGCGCAGCCGAGCATGTCGATCAGCCGCAGCGCCATCGCCTCGCGTGAGAACTCAGCCATTGGCCGCCTCCAGTTCGATGCTGTGGAGTTCGAGGAACTTGCGCCGCCCGTAGGCTGCGATCAGGCAGGCTTCCGCCCGCCCGTGATGTTTCTTCGCTGGCCAGCGCCCGGCTTCAGCTGGCCACATGATCGACGCCGCCTTGCGGCTCTCGTCCTTGTCGCCGGTGACGCCCATGGACCGCTTCCAGCCCGCCGGGCTCGCGTCGTGCAGCGGAATGAAGTTGGCCGCCACGACGCCGCGCAGCTGGCCGTAATTGCGCCCGAAGGCGAAGCTCAGGGTGTTCGCCTCGCCAGGGCGCGGCCATGCGCTTTCGATCCACGCGTCCACGATCCGGGCGGCGTGTTCATCGATCAGGCCGCCAAGCCGGTATTCGTCCAGTTCGCGCTTGTTCTTCAGCTGGAGGGTTGGAACGTCGAACACGTCCGCCAGGGCGCCGGTGTGCAGGTCCACGAACGCCAGGGCGCCGTCTAGACCGGGGTCGATGCCGAGGATCAGGTTCGCCGTCATGGTCGCAGCCCCATCCACACGCCAAGGGAGAACAGCCCTAAGGCGAACAGCGTCAGCACTAGCCAGCCGGTCGGACTGAGATACCGCACGGTCAGACCGCCACCGGGCGCCGCTTTGGGTGCGTCGCAACGTGGGTGGCGAGTTCGTCCAGTGAACAAACCCCTTGGTCCGCTAGTGCTCGCCAGTATTGGGCCGGGATATTGTCCCGCAAAATCCACGACCGAACAGTCTGGACCTTGCCTTCCCAATGCAATCGCTGATGCACCGCTTGATAACCACCAGCATCTAGAATGATTTGGGCGTGGCTGCGCATAACGGCGAATGCTTCCGCCGTGCGAACTGAATTAGCAAGAGGAAAATTAACCCTTCGCGATCACACCCACTCTGCTACGAACTGCACAACTGTACGCAATTGACCGTAATAGTCCGCAAGCGTCCGTGTTGGTTTCTGTTGTCGGGTGTTTCCCTGAGTATCTTCAGGGGGTTACTGGTCAGGCTAAACCTACGATCACCAAAACGTGCGCACTGTTCGTAAAAGTGCGTAATCGTTCGCGGATCGCCATAAGCCTTTGTCTTTGTTGTGCAACCTGAACAAGCCAAGCCAAGCTTGTTACCGTTCGTGAACGGGACAAACTGGAACGGCCAGCGGTAGAACCAACCGCAATAGCTGTCTTTGCACGCACCGTTTCAGTCGTCCGGTGCTCATACAGCAACGACAACTCTGCATGGAGCGCCACTATGCTTGTCGTTGAGGACCGCCCGTTTTACGTGGTCTGGAACATGCGCGGGAAAAAGCCACGCGTCCGCCACGCGAGCGCGACCCTGGCCGTGGCGGAAGCCACCCGGTTAGCGCGGAAGGAAGCTGGCGAAACCTTCGTCGTGCTCGCCGCCCTGGCCAGCTTCCGCGACGAACCGGACGGGGGGGTCCTTTGTGGGTCTACGTTCCCCCGCTGACGACCTCACCGCCATCAGCCTTTGCACCGGCGGCGGCGCCCTCGACCTTGCGCTTGAACTCGCAATTCCGGCGCTTCGTCCGATCCTCTACGTGGAGAGGGAAGCCTTCGCGTGCGCGACTTTGGTCCAAGCGATGGAAGCGGCTTATCTGGCTGCGGCGCCTCTATGGAGCGATGCCCGAACCGTCCCTGGCCGACGCTTTCGTGGATGCGTGGACCTCGTATTTGGCGGTATCCCGTGCCAGCCGCATAGCGAGGCCGGACCCGCGCGCGGCGCCGACGACGACCGCGACCTTTGGGCCGCCGCCAGGCGGGTTGTCGTCCAGTCCGGCGCATGGGCCGTGTTCATCGAAAACGTCGGCGGAATGCTGCACACCGGCGGCGCCGAACGGGTTCACCGAGAGTTACGGCGATTGGGTTTCAAGGTTGCGGGCGGACTTTTCACGGCGTCAGAAGTCGGCGCCTCTCACGAACGGGAACGGCTGTTCATTCTCGCCGTCAACGACGCGCTGGCCGACGCCCACGACGCGGGACGAGCGCAGCGTCTACGCCTCGCCCGAGACGCATCAGAAGAACGCCCGACCCCTGAGCGAGACGGCGGGACGATGGGCGACCCCGAAGGCGAGCCAAGCCGGACCCGACTTCGCCAAGCTCGCGCGGTCGTCAACGGGCGTGGCGCTGGCGGCGCAGGCGAACCTTTGGGCGACCCCGCTAGCCTCCAGCGGCGACAAGGGCGGCCCGGCGCAGGCGTTCGGCCAGGGCGGCGGGACGCCGCTAGCAGCGCAGGCGAGCCGATGGGCGACGCCTACGGTGGCGGATACCGAGGGGGGTCGGGCGAACCGGTCGGGGGATCGCAGCGGCGAGCTTCTGATCCGTGGACAGGCCCTTCAGCTGCATTCCCGCCAGGACCCGATGACCTCGCCGGATGGCGCGACACCCTTGCGATCTGGCCTCATCTTGAACCCGTTGTTCGTCGAAACCCTGATGGGTTGGCCGCCAGGGCTGAGCGGGCTCGCCATTGGCCATCACACGCCCGCGCCCTGCGCATGGACCGGCTGCGCCTGCTCGGCGGTGGCGTGGTTCCGCTGGAGGCGGCTTTCGCGTTCCGCACTCTCGCGTCTGAGCTTGCCCGAACCTCTACCGGTGCAGCTGGACTTGTTCGGATGAGCGGCTGATTGGAGAAGCCAGAATGAACGTCCCCTTTGAAGACGACGACGAACCCGTAAACGAAGCACTCGTCCAGTCTGTCGAACGCCTGATGGCCGGTATGCCGCTCGCCGTACTCGAAAACATTATGGAGCTTTGGGGTCACGAAGACCCTAAGGCGTCCGCGCTCGGCTTCAGGACTTACGTCAGCAGAAAGAACAACTGATGGCCAAGCCCTTGATGCACTCGCCTGCTGGCGCCGGGATCGCGATCTGCGGCCAGCGGATCACCGCCAGGAACTGGACGGGCGATCCGGACGGGACGACCTGTCCCGCATGCCGTCGCGGCCTAGGCTTGAAGCCGTTGAAGTCATGACCCTGCCCGTCGTCTTCATCCCGCGAACCATCCCGGCCCTGCGCGCCCGGCTGCATGTAATCGCTAGCGAACTGTTGGCGCGAGGTCTGCCTTTACTTAGCTATGAACTACACTGCATTGCCGAGGAAACGCGCCGCCGGCCCTACAAGCGTGCGGCGAAACCGCGCGCTCAAAAGTTGACCCCAAGGCTGAAAGCCAGGATCGCAGCGTACAAGCGTGAGCATCCCGACGCCCACCAAGAGTTTGACATTGCGCCGTTATTTAAAGTCGCCGGTGGCCGGATCACGGATAGCGTGCGCGGAAAGCGAGGCGAGGCTCCATGACTTTACGTTGTAAACCCCGGACGGGCATTGACACGATTTGAACCGATAGGTGACAAAGTGCACACAAAAGATAAGCTAGCAGAGGCGCTAACAGAGGCCGGGTTGGTGGAAATGGCTGAAAAAGCAAGGGCCGGATACTACCACGATTTCATGTCGCCGCTGGCATTGCCTGCGTTACAACTTGCCGACGACCTCGCTCGAAAAGCAACGCCGGAAGCTCTGGCGATCCGGGTTCGCCACATCAACGGCGAGTTCGATGCGGCGCCGGATGAGTTCGGCCCTGACGGTGGCGCCGATGCGCGCTGACCTTCCGCCCGCGCCCCTCGCGATGCAGGCGCGTCCCCTCGATCCGCGCGGCTATCCTATTCCGTGGTTCGTCCATATCGACGACCAGGGCGTGGCGGACTTCCGGATCATCGGCGTGAACAAGGTCAACCTCGCCGTCCGCCGGAACCTCTGTTGGCTTTGCGGGCGCCCGATGCGCCGCATGAAGTCCTTCGTTATCGGCCCGATGTGCGCCGTGAACCGGATCAGCGCCGAGCCGCCTTCGCACCCCGAATGCGCCGTATTCGCGGCGCGAGCCTGCCCGTTCCTCACCCACCCGATGGCCAAGCGCGGCGACAAGCCGGGCGAGTACGAAGACGCGCCAGGGATCATGATCGAACGCAATCCGGGCGTGACGCTCGTTTGGGGCTGTTTGACCTATTCCGCTTTCCGCGAGGGGTCCGGCCTCCTGTTCAGGATCGGCAAGCCCGAACGGACGCAATGGTTCGCGAAGGGGCGCCCGGCCACCCGCGACGAAGTTTTGGAGAGCATCGAAACCGGCTTGCCGTTCCTGCGACAGGTCGCGGAAGCCGAAGGGGCGGAAGCTCTAAGCGAACTTACCGAGGCATGCGCATCAGCCATGCGCCTAGTACCGAAGGCTGCTTAACCACCAAGGGGAACCATGGATGCCCGCACATCAACAGGAACGCTCATTCGCTCCCAGAAGTCCGTTAGCAAAACAAACTATCCAGTCCAGCAAAGCGCGATGGGCCAAACCGCTTCCGCCTGAACATAAGAACTTCATTCCGGCGCAGTCCTGGCTTTCGTATAACTGGTTGGACAAAGACCCTGAACTTGATTTCGTCAAATATGCCATCGAACAGAGCGGTTGGACACTTGAGCACATTGAAGCCGAAACTGAAAAGTACGGCCACAAAGTTTCCAAATACACACTGATCGCTTGGTATTACGGGAGCACGAAGCGCCCGCAGAACGTGACCATGAACACCGTCATGGCGGTGCTCGGATGGGATCGCCCTTGGGTTCGTCGCGTATGACCCGCCCCCCTAAAACCGGAGAACCGCCCTTGAACGAACCCCTGCGCCCGGTCGGCCTCGACCCGGTGACGATGGCCCGCTTTCTCGTCATGCCCGGCGTCGCTGACCTGCTGGATGCGTTCTCCCGCATCCCGCCCGGTCCGCTGCGGGACAGCGTGATCAGCCACGCCAGGGTCATTGCCGATCAGTACAGCGGCGCCCCCGCCGAGTACGCCATGCGCGATCCGCTGCTGACCGCCGCGCAGACCGCGCCGGTGGACACGCCGCTGATTGAGGCGCCCCGCCAGGCGGCTTTGCCGAAGGCGTTTGAAGGCCCGGAAGCCGAGGTCATCCGCCGCCGCAAGCTTGGCCAGCACCCGCAGCAGATCACCGCTGAAATGGGGAACATCCAGCGCAGCGTCGTGTCCAAGATCATTTACAACGCGACCAAGGCGGGCGTGAAATTCCCGAGCATCCGGGTCGCCAAGGGTCGCCCGATGGAACGCAAGGAGTTCGTCACCGACCCGAACCAGCTGACCGGCCAGGGGCTGGCCATGGTCGAACGCGCCGCCGCCAGCCGGGGGCTGAACGTCACGGAATACTTCCGGCGCAAAGCCCTGACCGTCGAACTGGCCAAGGCGGGCGAGCACTACCCCGCGATCATGCAAAAAACCGGCATGGACCGGAAAACCGTCAGCCTCTGGCTGAGCAACGCTCGCGCCTCTGGCCAAGACATCCCGTACGTCCCGAGCAGTCACCACGATCTGCGCGAGCCTGAGCCGCAAGCCGAGGACCCGGCGTCGAACGTCGTGCAGGTCTCCCGGTTCTTCGGACCGATCAGCGCGGTGTCCACGCGTCACCTGCCCATGATCCAGAAGGCCGCCGAACGTCGTCAAATGACGACGGAAGCTTATCTCGATCTACAGGAAAGCGTCGTGCGCCAGCGCATGGCGGGGGTCGGCGGCGGCGAAATCGCCGAGCGCACTGGACAGACCGAAATCTTCGTCAAGGACACCCTGGCCGCCGCCAAACAGCGGGGCGCCGTGTTCCCGAAACTCACGGAACGCCGCCCTTGGGGGTCGAACCGCCTCGCACAGGGATAGGAGGCTTTACGTGGACGCATTCAGCCAACGCCTGAACTCTGGCGCCACCATGCACGTGCTGGTCAATTTCGAGGCTCCGGAGCCGCCGGGGAAGCCCCGCTGGCCGAACCTGCTGCTGCTCATCCCTGAGCGATGGCTGAACCGCTGGATGTCCACCATCAACCTCGCCACCGGCTTGATGATCGGCGCCTACCTGTTCGTCTGGCTGATCGTCGGCGGCTGGCGCTGGACCGCCAGTTTGAACGTGACCTCGAACATCGGCTTCCTGATCGCCACCGGCTGGCTTCCGCTCATGCTGATCAACACCGTCCTGAACATCGCTCAGAACGCCCACGCCATCGTGCACGTCGAGACGCAGCAGGCGCTCCTGAAGGCCATCGACGACGATCTGAGCGCCGCCATAGCCGAAGCCGTCGCGCACGCCGTCAGCGAAGCCCGTAGGCCCGGCAATCAGCCAATGAAGGGGGCGACGATCCAATGAAGACCGACGACGACGGGATCGCCCCGTTTCTTTGGTCGTGGGTGACCCGGATGCACGATGGCCGATGGGTTCAGGTCGGCGCGATGTTCGACGCGATGCACATGCCGCTGACCTTCGTTGACGAGCACACCGCGACCTCAGGGACCGTTCGGAGCATCGCCCGCCAACACGCACAAGACACCGGCCAGCCGGTGCGGCTCGTTTGCTACGCGAGCCCGGTGGTGATGGAAGTTTTCGACCCGGAGAAACCGTCATGACCCCTGATCGGACCTGCCAGCAATGGGCTGACGAACTGATGACCTATCACGCCAAGTTCTTCCGCAAGGAGCCGAACGGCGCCATCCCGACCGCCTTCATCATCGAGGACGCGAGCAGCGGCGACTATGGCGTGATCAGCTGCGGGGACATGGAGGACGACTGTATCCGGGCGGCGCTGTACGACGCGCTGCGCGACCTGCTGAGCGCGCCGGTGATCAATCGGTACGCCTTCATCGGCGAGGTCCACAGCTGCGCGTGTTCGACCGGCGCGACCTGCGATCAAGTGCTGACGATTGTCTGCGACCGCCGCCTTCCGAAACCGCTCGCCCTGTTTCAGCGGATCATCCGCGACCATGACGGCGCCGTGCGCGCCCTGTCCGATCCGGAGGAACCGCAGCTGATGGGCGGCCCGGTCGTCGAACTGTTTGAAAGACAAAACCAGGCGAAGCTTCAATGAGCGATCCGCTGGAAGGCCGAAGCCTGAGCATGGACGACGTGCGCCGGTATCTGTTCGAGCAGCGCGACCGCTTGCCGATGTTCGTCGTCACCGATCACCCGAGCGATTGGCCGCACGATTACGTCGCCCGGCTGCACTTCAGCCTGCCCGCGTCCGAGCCGACCGGCTTCGTCATCAAGCATCCTGAACTAGAGCCGCTGCACGCCGCCCTGAGCGGCCTAGGGCTGGTCCGCACAGACCCGGCCCCTGGCGACGAACCGGTGATCATTGAGGTTTGGCTGTGAACCCGAGGGAGCGGGAAATTCATCAACGGATTGCCCAGCTGCTGCGCGATGCGTGGCAATTGGACGTGCGCTTACCACCGACGATCCACGCCATTGAAGCGCGGGGACTGGACGCGACCCCGCTGCGCGAACTCCAGCAGGAATTGAAGATGCTGTTGCGAAAGGCGCCTTACGAACAGGCGTGAGAGTATCGCTATGGTCTCCACCGATTTGATCGAAAAGCACTGCCCGGTTTGCTGCATCCATTACGCCGCGCCGCGCGCCATGTTCGACATGCGAAACGCGGACGAAGGCCCGTGGTACTGCCCGAACGGCCATCGGCTGGTCTTCACCGAAAGCGCCTTCAGCAAGGCGAAAACCGAGCGCGACCAGCTGCGCCGCGAGCGCGATCAACTGAAACAGAATGAGGCGTATTTGGAACAGACCCTGGCCGACACGGCGCGCGAGCGAACGGCGCTCAAAGGTCAGGTCACCAAGCTGCACAAGCGGATCGGCGCCGGGGTCTGCCCGTGCTGCACCCGCAGCTTCACCGATCTGAAACGACACATGGCCAGCAAACACGCTGGCTTTCGTGAGGATGCTCAGTCGCCACCCCTGACAAGGAAAATAACCAGTTTGAAGGAGGTTCGACCGTGAAGCCGCCGTTCACTGATGGGGCTGGAAAAGAAACGCTGACCGTGGCGGAAGCTTGCCGCTATCTCGGGATCGGCAAGACGAAATTCTATGAATTGGTCAAGGCCAAGGAGTTTGCGACGTTCCCGCTGGCGGGCCGCACGGTCGTCAGGCTGGAGGCCCTGCGTGCGGCCCTGGCGAAGGCTGAACAGTCGCCGCACCCCTCTAGGCGACAGCGCGGGGGAAAGCCCGCACAACCCCCTCCGGACGACTGACGAACGCCGCCCAAGCGTCCATGACGGTGCGCCGAACCTCGACGTTGGTTTCGTGGATGTAGGCCCGGCGGGCGGCGTCGCCGACGACGTGCGCCATGCACAGTTCGAGGGTGGTTTCGTCGTACAGCGGTAGCTTCGTGCGCGGGTTGGTCTGCATCCCGGCCCACGTCCGGAAGGTGCTGCGCAGCCCGTGCACCGACACTTGCCGCTGCGTCCCGTCCGAACGGGTGATCACGTGCGGGTAAAGCCTGCGCAGGAAGTCCCGCAGGTCTTCCGCCGTCAGCGTCCCCTTGTTCGGGCAGGGGAACAGCAGACCCGACTTCGGGGCGCCGCCAGCGGGCGTGACCAGGGCGAGGATTTCCATGTGGCGCTTAGTCAGCGGGACGCGATGGCCGCCCACATCCTTGATCTTCATCTTGGCCGCCGGGATCGTCCAAACCTGATGATCAAGATCAAGTTCAGTCCAGTCCGCCGTCAGAGCGGTCCCGACCCGTGCGACAGATAGCAGGGTCCATTCGATGCAGAGCGCGCGAATGTCCGGCTTGGCGCGCAGGTCGGCCACGACGCCGCCGATTTCGCGCCAGCCGATTGCGGCGTGGGACACTTCGCGCTTCTCCACCGGCGTGATCAGGCCGCGCGCCCGGCCCGCGAAGTTCACCGGGTTGATCCAGTCGTCAGGCAGGGGACGGCCCTTGATCGGCGCCGCGCACCACTCGAACAGCGCCCGCAGCTGACCCTCGACCTTGCGGCGCTGTTCGCTGCACGTCGTCCGCGCCTCGATAGCCTTCAGGGCGGCGGCGATGTCTTCGCGGGTGATGTCGCGCGGCGCCAGGGCGCCGACGCCCGCCGTCAGCTTCGGCGCGACTTGGTTCGCCCAATACCGGCGCTTTTTCGCCTGTTCGAGTTCATCCCGGTGCTTCGGTCCGATGTCCTCAGCCGCCAGCTGCGCCCACTCGAACAGCGACCGCTTGTCCTGGCTGGTCGTCGCTACGGCCAGGGCCGCCTTGCGCCGGTCGCGCTGGACCTTGGGGTCAAGGTTCTTCGCCAGCCACGCTTCGCATTCCTCGCGCAGGGCGCGGGCCGCAATCAGGTCGATCTTGTGCGCCGAACCGAGGTTCACCGATTTGTTCTCGCCGCCGAACCGGTAAACGTACATCCACGACCGCTGCGTCTTCTCGCCGACGATCAGGTTCAACCCGGCGCCGTCGTGCACCTTGCCGGTCGCCTCGACCCGTTCGACGCCGCCGCGCTTTTTGGTGATCTTGGGATTGTCGCCGAGCAGCGAAAGGAAGGTCTTGCCGTGAATGCCCACGCTTTTTTTCTCCTAAATCTCTGCCCCAAATTCGTCAGGGAAAGTTCGCCTTTAGTCATAAGGCGATTAGGGGTGCGTGTGCAATTCGTCCTTGCTGCGTAAGGGATTTCCGGTCATTTACGAACGCTTATGAACAGTCACTTTTTCCCTCGATGGGGGAAGGGGCGCGTTGAAATCGTTGGGAAATTCGGATCGGATTTTGGCTCTACCCTGCCAATTGGCCTAAATCGTCGCAGTTGTTCAGTTGGTGGCGGATCGTCCACCCAAATCACCGTTGGACGCATGGTAGCCGACCCTAACCGCATGTGCACCCCGTAGCGGGGCGCTAGCGCCGTAACGAACCCCCGCCGATCTGACCGGGTTCGTTCCCGTGACAAACGCCTGCCTTTCATTAGTCGCCCAGCGCCCCGCTAAGGCTCGCCAGCCTATGATTAGCGGGTGATCGAAAATCAGGCCCGTGGGCGCCCGCCGCTGGCTTCCGGCTACTAGGGTAGCGGCCATGCCGTCCGAGGCGGCTCAGCGCAGCCCTGGCGCGGCGGATTTGGCCGGATCAGCTATGGGCGCCGGACAGACCCGGCGGATGTGCACGGATCGGCTCTCGCCGTGGGTGACCTCAACGTCCCGGCTGTACGCGCAGCCCGGCCCGACGTGGCGCTCTAGGATCAACACATTCGTGCAGCCGCCGCCGAGGATCAGAGCGAGCAGCAGGATCAGCGCGATGAACACCCACACCGCGACGATCAGCAATCCCGTGCGTCGTTCAGACATCTTCGCCGAACACCGGTTGGCGGCTAGAAGATCGGCCCCCGTCTCGAAAGGAACCGCCGTGTATCTACTGATCGGCCTCATTGGCGCCAGCGTCTGGCTTGGTCTGAAGGTCTGCATGATCGGTAACGCCGCGCCGACGATTGATTGGTTTTGGCCGAAGTCGCTCGGAACTTGGCTGCTGCAAGTCCTGTTCTGGCCGGTCTACGTCGTCCATTTCTTCATCAAGGCGATCCGCGACCAAGCCTAGGGCTGCATCCACGACAGATCGGGCGGCGGCGGCTCGCCCTGGCCGGGGTTCGCGCCCGCAGCGTTCGCCCGCGTGATGAACGAAATCGCCTTCAGCATCTGATTTTTGTCCAACAGGCTCGCGGGCGTCGCCTGATCCGCTTCGGCGAACAGATCGGCGGGCGCCTTGTCGCCGAACAGCACCTTGCCCAGCTGGTCGCTGACCTCAGGGTCGGCCAGCGGGCGATCCTTGACCCCCGATACGCCCTTCAAGGCAAGCGCGATTGAGTTCGACACGGGCGCCTTCAGGAACTTCCGCGTCGCGTCGGCGGCGCTAACGCCGGTTGTCAGGGCGTCCGGTTCCGAGCCCGCCGCATTCGCCGCCTCGACATCCTGCGACAGCGGAACCGTGCGTGATCCGGCCAGGATCGCGTTGTGCGTCGCCTGCTGGTCCGCCTCCTGGCGCACCGCGTCCATGAAGCTGCTGAAAGCCGTGTCGCCGTCGTCGCCAGGCGGGAAGCCAGCGCGCAACCGATCCTGCGCGGTCTGATCGCGGTCCAGCTGACGGAAGTACGCTTGCGGGTTCGCGCCCCGCAGCTTGCCCGCGATCTCGTACGCCATGCCGGTGTTCTGCGCGGTCTGCTGGTCGGGCGTCAGCCCCTGCGTCGCCTGCTGGACGAGTTCCGGATCGGTTTGCTTGCGCACGATGTCCCGCCCGGTCTGCATCGCGTCCAGCACGTCGGAGCCTTGTTTCCAGGCGGCCCGCGCTTCGGCGTTGGCGGGAACCAATTCACCGAGCTTATCGACGAAGGCGTTGCGCAGCTGAAGCATGGTTCGCCCTTCGGCGCTCAGCCGCCCGCCCGCATAGAAGGGCCGCAGCGCCTCGTCCCATCCCTGGCTGATCAGGTCCAGCATGGGCGCGCTCGGCGTCTTGGCGCCGACGACTTGGCCGTTGTCGATAATGTTTTGGTCCCACGTCATCGGCTTGCCGGTGATCGCCGACTGCGCCTCTGCGATCCGCTGCGCCGACGACAACGCCTTCTGGCCGATGTCCGTGTTCAGGATCGGCCCCATCAGCTGTTGAAAATCGACTTCGTTGACCGGGGTGTTCGCGCTCGCCTCATACAGCGGATCAGCGGTCGCCTTGCGCTCGGCAATCGTCGCCGCCTGCTGCGGGTAGTAGTCGCTGCGCCCGGCGCCGAGGCTGTCCTGCATCTGCGACATCACCCGGTCACCCGCCTGCGCCGAGCGCGCCCGCAGCGCCGCCTCCGCTTGGTCCTGGCCAGGGCCGGGCGTCGCCGCTACGGCGCGGGCGAGGCTCTTGCCGCCGCCGCCCATCTGCTGGAACGGAAACTGGCCTTCGGGGATGTCTTCAGCCGTCAGCGTCGCCGCGTCCGGCGCGCGGGCTTTCAGGATCGCCGCCGCCTTGGCGACCGCTCGCTGTGTGGCCGTCATCCCGCCTTGCATCGCGGCGTCCGCCACCATGCCAGCACCCTTGACCGCGAGCGGCGCCACACCGCCGACGACGGCGCCTTCAGGCAGGGCGCTCACCAGCGCCCGGTTGCGGGTCGCTAGGTCGCCGTTCGTGTTGGCGAAGGCGTTCGCCCCGGCCAGGGTCGCGCCGGTGGCGGCGTTGCGGCCTACGGTCTTCGCGCCCGCCAGGAGCCCGCGAGCAGGCGCGGCGGCTGGCGCTACGTCCAGCCCGAGCGCACCCCTGGCGCCCGCCGTCAGGCTATCCAGCAGCCCGCCGCCGCCCGCCGCTTCGGGGACCGCTGCGGCGCCGCCGGTGGCCAGGATCGGCGCGGCTTGCAGCGCGCCGCCCATCCCCTTGGCGATGGCGGCGATATGCGGGTGCGCCGCCGCGAAAGCGTCCGCCTGTGACTGCGAGGACGCCCGCGACTGCGCCCATGCGTCGGCCAGGGTCGGCGCCTGTCCCTCGACCCGGCGCGCGACCGCGTTCAGGGCGTCGGCGGCTTCGTCAAAGCCGGGGACCGAACGATTGAAGGTCGCCATGGCGCCGGTGATCGGGTTGGTTGAAAGCCCGACCTTCGCGGCGAACTGATCGAACGGCATGCTGCGATAGAACTTGGCGTGCAGCGCCTGCGCCAGCTGCGCGTCGGTCATGTTCGCGTACTGCGGATATTGCTGACGGATCGTGGCGAGCGAGGCCATGGCTGGCTAGTTCCCGAACAACCCGAGCGGATCGGCTTGCTGGCGGGACGCCGCGCTTTTCGCCTGTAGCGCCGCATTCGCCCCGGCCCGGCCCGACAGCTGCGGCGCCTGTCCCTGCGCCTGCGCTTGCTGCTGCTGTTGTTGCCACGCCGCGACCGCATCGCCGTAACCGCCCTGGCCGCTGTGAACGTACTTCTGCGCGAACTGCAACAGGGACAGGTTGTCGGCGGCTTCCTTCTGCATCCGCGCCGCAATCGCCTGATTGGTCGTTCCGAAGTTGGCGACGTTCGGGAACGCCTTCTGCCAGCCTGCGGCTTCAAAGCCCCGGATCGGGCCGGACCCGGTAGGCCGGTTGAGCGCCCATGTGGATTGGTTGATCGCGTCCATGTTTTGGACCTGCGCGGCCAAGTCCGGCTTGGTCATCGTGGTCCACAACCGATCAAGGCTCGGGATCGTCCCGACGTGGCCGACCAGCGGCAAATCGAGTTGCGTGTCCGCGTAGGACGGCCCGGTCTGGGTGCTA